AAATATCCATTGTTAGCTCTGTTTTTGGGTAATAACCCACAGCACTGTTTCTGCTCTGTTAACTGATCTGGGGAATTAAGGCGCACTGACCCACACTGTTCAGATATCCCAACAGCTTCTTGAAGTTCAGGGCTGCCAGTTTTATCCCAAAACGGAGTTTAGTGGGGAGAAGCCCTCTTACCGGCATATGGTCTATCTGGTATTTCCTCCACAGGATGGATGGGATTGTTTCCCCTCTTTTTCACGGTAAGTTGCATCCGAGTCAGAGGGATTCTGCAGGATTTGGGAACCCATAGCTCCATCTTCTTTGGTTTTCAGCCGTCTGTTCTTTTAAAACACGCTCCTGAAGTGGAAGTTTGAATTGCAATTAACACGAAAAGTTATTGTTCACTGTAACATTCCGCGAGGTGTTTTTTTTACGAACAAAGTTCACAGAAAACCCGAGAATTGCGGCGCGAAGCGTGTTACTGTGAACGGTAACCACGAAAAAGATTTTCGTGAATTATGATCTTGGAAAATATTGACCGCTTATAATAAGATTAGTATAATGATGTAAAAATATAACGACTCAAAGGGAAAGTCTGACAATATAGCTGAAGCAGAACTTTTGGGCACGTTATAATAGAAAAGGAGTGGAAGGAAAAAGAAAAATTAACAGCATCACAAAATGAAAAAACCAAATAATCAGGAGAAAAATCAAAGTGAAAAAGACAAGAAACATTTTAGTAAGCTTATTGGTATGCCTTTTCGTAATCCTGGCAGTACCTACAGCAGTAAGCGCAGCAGCAAAGGCACCTCAGTGCCCGAAGAAACAGACTCTGGAGTTTTATAATGCTTATATTAGTGGAAATGAAATGCCCACAGAAGGAGATGGATATATTTATATAAAGAATTTATCCAGGTCCGCTGTAATCACAAATGTAAAATCATCTAACAAATATTATACCGCATCAAAAGCAGCTGGTCTTAACGCTGTTTTTGTACAAACGACATCAGATTCCGATTCCATACATGATGTAAAAGATGGCGAAAAAACAAAACTCCGTTTTACAGTAAAACAGAATGGAAAGAGCTATAACCTGTCTTGTGCCGTAACATTCAAAAAGCACTCTCGAGTATTTAAAAGTGTAAAGATCGGCTCCAAAAATTATGCTGCTCTTGCAAAAGGCCATTGGACGGTAAGGGATAAAGGAACTGCTCCAAAATCAAAAGTAAAGATTACTGTTAAAACTGTCAAGAATTATAAGGTGGACAGTATTGAAATCTTTTATAAAAATAAATCCAAAAAGATAAAAAATGGTAGAAAGGTTTCTTTAAAAAATGCCACAACAATTTGTATAAACTATCATATAACAGCAAAACCCAAATATTATAAAAGGCCAACTGCAGGTTACAGAGGTTACTTCTTTGGCGGAACTGTTAAGAGTCCATTGTATGAATCTTTTTATCTAGAATATGAGGATAATATATTGGCTCCTCAATGATGTAGAAAAATAGCCAATAACGACGGGCTATCCCTATGCCCGTCATCCCCTTATTGAGAAAACCATGGACGATCACCACAAAAGATTCCGATTTCAGCACTGAATTACAAGATTGGAAAACTTGAGTGGGGGTGTATGTTAAATGTTATTATTTTTCAATTTTTGTAGTGGTAGACAGTGTTTATTATAAATACCAATACAGTAAAACATACACACTGTGTGGTGGTTTGAATAGTGTTTCGTTGTATGAGTCAGAAAGAAGATAAGAAGAAATATTTATAAGAAAAAAGGGTGACAACATGAGCACTTTTTGAATGCGTTTTTTACAAATTCGCAGCGCCCTGTGGTTGATTGTCTGACCGCAGCTGCGGGCATTTTGGCTCGCAGCCAGGAAGTTATCAAAGGAACAGGCGCGGATCAGCGATTTGTAAAAAACGCTTTCAAAAATGTGGAGTGTCACCCTTTATTCTTATAAATATTTCTTCTCTTGTTCTTTCTGACTCATACATGCAACACTATCAACAAATCACAATTTTATCTTGGTGTTAATTCTACATACATATCTTTGTACTGTCTTGCACTTGTCTCCCATGATACATCTTTATTCATATCACGGATCACCATATCATCCCAGCTTGCTCTATTTTCAAAGTAGCATGTCTTTGCTCTATTGATCGTATCATACAGAAGTCCGCTTTCATATCGATCAAATGTAAATCCGTTACCTGTATTATCAAACATGTTATATGGCCAAACAGTATCTCTAAGTCCTCCTGTCTCTCTGACAATTGGAATCGCACCATATCTCATAGCAATCAATTGTGTTAGTCCGCATGGCTCGAATCTTGATGGAACTAAAAGTGCATCACATCCAGAATAGATATTGTGGGCAACATTTTCATCGTAAGCAATATAGGCACAAAAACTTCCTTTATATTGATTCTCGTAAGAACGGAAAGCTTCTTCATACCAGGAATCACCTGTACCAAGAACAACTACCTGTGTATTTCCATCCATAACGCCTGGAATTACGTCATTGACCAGATCAAGTCCTTTTTGGTTCGTAAGACGAGAAATCAATCCGATCACCATCTTGTGTTCGTCAACCTCTAATCCTAAAGATTCCTGTAGTGCTTTCTTATTCTTCTTTTTATTTTCGATTGCTGTCTTTGCATCATAATTTGCTTTTAACAACTTGTCTGTAGATGGATTCCAGATGTTGATATCAATACCATTTACAATTCCTCTGATCTTATTCTGGTGATATCTTAAGTGCTCTGCAAGTCCTTCTCCATATTCTTCTGTCTGAATCTCTCCAGCGTATGTGTTACTTACCGTTGTAAGTCTATTACAATAAGTGATTCCACCTTTTAACATATTCGCATCCAGCCAGTTCTGAGTCAGGCAGTCTTTGTTGAATACATAATCCGGAAGTCCTGACCAGTATTGGATCATTTTTCTGTCGTAGATACCTTGGAATTTTAGGTTATGTATCGTAAGTACTGCACTTGCACGTCCTACATTTGTATCTGCAAAACATGTTCTTAGATAAAGTGGTACCAACGCTGCCTGCCAGTCGTGGCAGTGTACTACATCAGGAACCCAGTCCAGATAATTCAGTGCCGCCAATGCTGCCTTGGAAAAGTAACAGAACTTTGGAATATCATCAATCAGATTTGTATACGGATTACCCCAAGAGAAAAATTCCTCATTGTCGATAAAATCATAAATTACACCATCTTCCTGATACTCCATAATACCTACATAGTATTGTCTTCCATCAGAACAAAGATCCATATAGAAAGAGCCTTTGTATTCCATCTTTTCTTGGTATTCCCAAGGAATGCATTTATACCTTGGAAGGATTACTTTCACATCTACATTTAATTTAGCAAGACTCTTTGGAAGTGCAGACATTACATCTCCAAGACCTCCTGTTTTCACAAATGGATAGCATTCTGAGCCAATAAAAACGACACTTCTTCTTGGTCCAAGATCAGGCTGTTCAATAACCTGATTTTCTTCTACTGGCGTTTCTATTTTGATTTCTTCTTTTGGTTCTGGTTGTGCAACTTCCTCTTTTATTATTGCAGGTTCTGCTGTTGGAATAACAGTCTCTTCTGTATCTGTACTTTTCACTGTTGAAACAGTTGCTTTTTTTGCCCTGCTTTTTGCATTATTTCTTGTCTTACTTTTTGTTCTTGTTTTTCTGCTCATATTTGCCTCCAATCTGCAACATACATCATGCGGTCTGCAATGAATTTTTATGATATTCTTATTATACCATAAATATTTTCAAATAACAAATGCCCAAAACATCGTATTTAAGCCATTTGTTGAATGTTTTAATACTTCTAAACTGCCTCTAAAATGCTATATTTAGTAACAAATTAGTAACATAGAAATATTATTTTTCTTTACCCTGTGATGATGCCATCGGCAATCGCTTTTATTTTACAATAGTAAGATATTTTGTTGGAATCCAACTGTTCAGTTGCTTAATAAGTGCTTCATTTTCTCCACCATGAACCTATAACTGCAGTATTTCGGTTCATAACCGATATCTTAAATTCCTTGAAATCCGCATAAAATCAAGCTTTTTAATGTATCCATCTGTTGAAAAAGGGGTATTTTTTGTTTTTTGTTTTTTTGCAAGAAAATACACTCTTTTTCAACAGAATAATACCCCCCTTTTATAATAAAAAAAGACCAGGGATTTCTCCCTGGTTCGATTTAAAATTTAAGGTATCTTGTAGCTGAATACCCTGTTACACTCTTGTACTTAACTTTCGTCCAAGTGCTGCCTTTTTTCAATACTTCAACTTTAGATTTCTTCGGAATCTTACCAATGATCTTAGATGATACGTTTGCACTCTGTCTGATCATCAGTGGATCGGACTTTGTAACAACCTTAGCATATGCAGTCTTATTAACAACTTTTGATACTGTCGTTTTTACGGCCTCTTTGACCTTTGTAGCTGTTCCCAGCTTTTTATTACAGATTCCCTCTGCGATCAGCTTAGCAATCTTATTAACGTTTTTACCGATCTTATAATCGGACTTGGAGTCACAGAAAAAGCTCTCTGTCATGATCGTTGTTGCCTTTGTGCCATTCAGCATGTACAGGTTCGTTCTCTTCTGCACGCCACGATCTGTAAATCCAGCGGATACCAGTTTCTTCTGTACTCTCTTTGCGTACCTCTTACCATTTTCGGAAACGTATAATACTTCTGTTCCGTGTGCTTTTCCATTATAGCAATTCAAATGACCTTCTACGACGAGATCATAGTTCTTTGCATTTAAACGTGTCAGTTTCCATGATTTTTCCTGTGATGCAGCGGTAAATACTTTCTCTGGGCAGATATACAGATCAACACTGTGTCCGTCACTCTCCAGATATTTTTTTACCTTTTTCATCAGCTTTTTATTGTACTTATACTCATTTACTCCTCCGCAATCTTCTCCACTCGCGGATGTATATGATCCATTTTTAAGCAAACTGTGTCCTACTGTCAATGCGATTCTCATATGTCTACACCTCCTGTTCTGCTGCTGCCTGATTATCTTCTGTCTGTTCCTGTTCCTCTGGATCTTCTAAGTCAGTTTCAGGTAACGGAGTCTCTGCGTAATTTGTCCATGTTCCGTCATCTAACTCTGTCGTATGATTGATCTTATCTTCTCTGCTGACTTCCTCAACATCTTCTAAATCGTATACTGAATTATTTAATTTACCATCATCGAGTAGATCTTTAATACCGTCAAACCACAGTTGCACAGCTTCTTTTAACATGCTCTCGCTTACAAATAATTGAATAGGTTTGGGCAAAAGTCCTCTGGCCATATGTATTACATAATCAAATTTCTGCTGTCCTTGCTTGGATGCACGGAAGGTTTTCTCTGCTTCTACAAACAGCTTGTATACATCCAGTCTGATCCCTTCCAGACCTTTTTTTGTGATATAGTCGATCAGTTTCTTAACTAAAAAGACAATGATCAACGCTGTGATCACTGCCAGGAATAACACTTTATTCTGTTCAAATAATTCTTTCATGATTTCTTTCTCCTTTTTATAATCCAGCTTGTTTGAGTACGAATCCGATTACTGCCCCGATTAATGCAGTCAGGACATACATAGAAATGCTTCTCCACTTCTCTCCGTCTCGGTTTTCTAGCTCTTCAAGCCGTTTATTCTGTTCTGTTTGGTTAACAAGCATATGTTCCATGTTGATCGCGAGCTTTTGAACGGACAATGTGAGATCATTGATCTGTCGCACTGTCAGTTCTAACGCTTCAATTCTTTTGTTTTGTCGGGTTTGCTCATGATCAACATCACTCGCAAATGCATTATGTTCATTTCTACTTATGTATTCGTCATCTGCCATATTCTTCCTTTCTAATATCATTGCTGCATTAAATTGTTGCATAAAAATAAGACCTCTGTGGGTCCTGCTCTGATTTCCATATTCAGCTCCTTTATGAACATCTTGGATCTTCTAATCGTTTCCTGAGAGTTCCGTATACAGTTCCATCTGGCCCTGTTCTTGCATCAACGATTTCTACATTTGATGGAGATAAAGAACTAAAGTTTTTGATTAATTGTTCATATTGGTTTTCAAGATTAGTCTGTCTCTTGTCGCAATCATCCGCAATTTCATTACTTCGTTTAACGCCGTCATGAATTGCCTGCCGTACATCCTTTCCCAGAACTGCTTTTAATATATCATTTAAAACTTTTGTTATATCAATCATATTTTTTCCTTTCCGCAACAACACAGCTAAATTCTGAGATAGAAGGATCAAAGCAATGCGGAGCAAGTTATCAAGGAAGTTATTTCTATCCAGAAACATTTTCTTCCAGTGGAAATAAAATCGGAAAAATATTCGTTTTTTGGGCACGAATAAAAAATTCTTTAGCAATGCCAGCAAATTGGTATAATTTATGCAATTTCGTGGACAAACCAGTAACAGAAATTACTGGTTGGTGTCCATGCAATATATTTGTAGACGGAACCGATCCACGAGATGTTAGTTGTGTTTACCACAATGAGTATGGATTAAGAATTGTAGTTCCTAACGGATGTACAATTCCAAAAGATTCCTGGATAAATATAAATGGATGTCTTTTACTTAAATAATAATTATCATTTAAGTCCAAAAACTCTGATATATTTAACTCCGTGATCAGCAGACAATTTTACAGCCATAGATGTATCGCTTGCATATGTAAAAGACACTATAGATATCGTGCTGTCATCCGAACCATGAGCCACGAAATTATAGGATTTTCCTATTTTTTCGAAAATGGTTCTTGGAACAGTTACAATGCTACGAATATCATCATCACTAGCACCGAACGCAAATACGATAAATTTGTAATCACTTAGTTTTCGGTTATTATAATGATTAATTACTTGGCTTGTTGTTGTAACAGAAGTTCCTACTATGATTGTATCATAATCAGAATTTAGTTGCGGAGTGATGATAACTCCGCAACCGGAAAAGAGTATAATTTCACGCATAACTTACGAAGGAGATTTGAAATAATGCGTGACAAAATTATAAACAACATTTTAATCAAAATGGGCAGCAGAATTAGAAAAAATGATCTGGAGTTTCTTGGGCAAGTCTTAGTAGAAGAACTCAGAGATGTGCAGATTAAGAAAGAAACAACAGAATTGGCAGAATACAATGATAGCATGCGGAAGTTAAAAGATATGTTCTTAGCCACGCTGCTTATTGAAAACAAATCAAAGAGGACAATAGAACAGTACAATCTGCATTTAACACAATTTGCAGAGTTTTTTACATATAAAGAAGTAAAAGATATTGATGCAACAGATATCAGAAACTTTCTATATGCATACAAACAAAGTAGAGGTATATCGAATATATCTCTTAACAATAAGCGATCTGCTATTTCATCCTTTTTCTCATGGCTGGCTGATGAGGAGTACATTGATAAGGACCCGACCAGAAAAATTAAGAAAATCAAAGTAACAAAGAAAAAGAAGAAGGCGTTTACAGCTGATGAAATGGAACGTATGCGTATAGCATGTACGGATATTCGCGATCGGGCGTTGATAGAGATGTTAGCATCTACAGGTTGTCGTGTCTCAGAACTAAGCAGTATAAGGCTAAACGATATAGATTTTATTCGAAAGAAAGTGCGGATCATTGGTAAAGGAGATAAAGAGCGAACGGTGTTTATATCGGACCAAGCAATGATTTATCTTAATAGATATTTAGAAACCAGACAAGATAATAATATTTCACTTTTTGTTTCTAAGAGGCATCCATATAATCAATTAAAAAAAGACGGAATCGAGCGAATTGTAAGAGATTTAGGAAAATCATGTAATGTATATGCACATCCGCATAAATTCCGACGGACGTTATGTACGCAATTGATTAAACGAGGTATGCCGCTTCAGGATGTTGCGATCTTGTTAGGTCATGCAGACATTAATATGACTGCTGGTACATACTATGATGCTTCGGACGATATGATTGAATATGAATATATTCGTTATGCAGCTTAAAGAATAATAGTCAATCTAATATATAAACTATTAAATCTGCTAAAAAGGGAAGGAGATTTTATTTTTATGCAAAAAATTAAATTTAGGAGCAGATCTCCATGTATTTGTTAAAAAAATATGAAAAATTAAATATCAATAGCACAACTAAATTCTGACTTAAAAGATGCACTTGTAACTCAATATGCCGAATTGAATGGTACTGGAAACAACTATTTTTATGTTGATCGTAAACAAGGTTATCGCTTGAGTTCTGCGATATTGCATGTATATGATACTGGTTATATACGTGTTGAAGCAATATCTCAGGAAGTTAACAATGAGAATTGTTATGTGTTATGGACAAATAATAGTTATCCACAAAACAAAAAAATTGGCTGTGATCTTGTATGGATCAAAGAAAACTTCCTATGGAATTAAAATATTTTAATTTGACTTATAGCATATAACTTCACAAGGACATCCTTGATATGCAGAAGGGATTTCTATCAAATATAATTCTTTTCCATACAATGCCATGCCTAATACGTTATAACGCCATTGATCATACTTTTTCACTCTTATAGCTACTGGCACCATGTTATCGGGCCAATTGGCATGAATGATACCTTCTGAGTTATTAGGTGTGGTCATATTGCCTAAAAACTGTATTATGCTTTTTGTATCAGAATTTAGCTGCGCAATATCTGTGTGTGCATCTGCAATTCCCTGCTCCATATGATTAAAATTTTCCGCACTAAGCGGTGTGCTTCCTTTTACCCATGTTTTCTTTGTGTATGCCATTTTTACCTCCTTTCATTTAACAGCAATAAATCTGATCTTCGCTGTTACTGCAGCAATAAATCATCTGCCCTTTTACAAGCTCCGCTGTTACATATTTTGTTGTTCCATCTGCTTTTGTGACAGTTAATGTTGTACCACTAGCAGATATATTTACGATTGCTTTATTCATATCTGTCTGCTTTGCTGCATAAGATTTTATTTTGTTCCAGAGCTTTAACACACCGGTTTCGTCCAAAAAATTTGCCATTTAAACACCAACCTTTATGTAAGATTTGTATCCATCCACGTGTTTGTGATCGTTGAGATACTAAAAATTTCGCCTAGTGGATCCCATGTACTACCGTTCCATGCTACATTCATACCGGCGCCACCGTATTTACTAGCAGTTTCGATGTTATAAACATCGCCAACACGTTGTCCTGTTGTCGGCAATTTGTCTGCAGATGCGGCAGAACCGCAATACTTGTACATGTTTGTGATTTCTGATTTTGTAGCATATGTACTCTGGATAGATGAATACGTTGGATATGCATCTAGTTTCTTCTTATCTGTCGTGCTCATAAGTCCGTGTGTTGACTGAGTAGCATCTGCATAAGTTGTATTATTATCAGAGCCCCAAACAGCCGTACCATTCGCTGACCATCTTAAGATTTGCCCTGAGCTACCGCCGCTTGGTATATGCTTGTTACCAGAAGATGTCGGGTGTGAATAATTATTAGCATTTGTAGCAATTCCTGCGAGCTTTGTTTTTTCTGCTGTCGTATAATCATTTGTAGATAATCCTTTGCCATCTACTTTGTCTACTTTATTTACGATCATATTCGTTATCTTTGCTACTATCTTCTGCCAGAGATATAAGACTCCGTTTTGATCAAGATAATTATTATCTGCCATTGTTTTCTCCTTTAATTTAAGATTCCCTCTAAAACTTCATTTGTGATTGGTTCCAGGCTTAGTCCTGGAAGGTTATACATTTTCGATCGGATCTCTGAAATTCTCAAAGAAACACTATCCGCATTGTTAACTTGCTTATCTGTTAATGCTTTCAGTGTAGATCCTAGCGTAACTTTGCTATCATCTGCCTGTTTCAGATTTTTGCTTACCTTGCTAATCTGCATGTAAGAATCAATGCCATGCGGTTTTGATATTACCGGAATCTTATCTCCGATTTCAAGTTCCTTTACATCGAACCCTGCATCTTTAAGGTCTACAGCTGTAAGTTCAATAGTTATTGCTAGATTCACTACATCTTTTATATATTCTTGCGCTTGTTTTAATAATATTTCCGGACTTTCCACGTCTGAATAATTCACTGTTCCAAATATCATTCCAAATGCATCAACTGCTGCCTGATCATAAATATAATCCATATCATTATTTACACTCTTGATTGTGATCGGCTTTCCTGTTGCACTGTTTGTTGCTCCAATAGGAATAATACACGTTTTGATTCCATCTGACTTTATATATTTAGATATATCCAAAACGTTATCCCCAAACTGGATCGTTTGACCTTCCACATCTTCATATTCTTTTAAATAATCAATATAATAACCGTCTTTTTCTTTTCTAGTACGGATATAGCCACCATAAACATTTAAAAGTTTGTTTTCAATTGCCGATCTTGTATCGCTGTAGTCGCTTTCATCGTATTTTACTTCTTCTCCTGATACTGTTATTCTCCCAATTTTAAACTGTTTTTCAGTTTCCATCTGATCATTATGAGCTGATATAAACAGGCGAAACAAGGTATCCGGTGTATAGTTTCCGCTATATGGTCTCTGAATTGAATCCAACAAAAACGCCATATTACCTTCACAAGTTATCGTTTTTTCTCCATCAAAGTCCATATCCTCGCTTAATACTCTACAGCAAAAAATTTCCTTTTCATTATTTTTCTCGTCGAAACTGATTACCTTTATCCTTGTTTTAAACTCTGTAAATGAATTATAAAACGGATTATCGGGATATACAGAGAATGTAAATGATCCATTCTTATTCAATTCTGTTTCTAATTTAGGGTCATTTATCTGCAATGTCTTATCCCAAGGGTGATAGATATATCGATTATCCATCTTCACTTTATACATTACAAACTGCCTCCTTGATAATCTACAGATACTGTGCCGTTCCCATTAAAAATCAATTTATTATCCCCTTCGCTTAACATCAGATCCGGCGATCTGCTTTTCCCTTTTGGCAACGTATAAACCACTCCATTATATGTAACTTGCATTTCTGCACTACATTCAAAAATTGGAATAACTCTCATTACTCTCCCAGGAATAATCAGCTCAAGCGTTCCATCTACTTGCAAATTTCCATATTCTCTTACAATTCCTGTTTCAAAATTAAAAGTATCCCATTCCCAGTCTTCAACAGACGACTGTAATTCGTATTTATACGGATCACGATTCACAGATATCTCAACACTGCTATATTGCTTATTCAACTTTTCAGTGCTTACTGAAATTCTTCCTTCGTAGTAAAAAGAGTCATTCCCTAATATCACTTTCATTCGTCTTCCGTGCAACTTATTTTGTAACTCGCTTGCACGTGCAATCCATAAATCATAGTTTCCGTCTTTAAAATCAAATGTGATTTTCATTGTTGTGTTTTTATAAGTCGGAAATCCTGTCAGGGCATCCGTAAGATCTAAATCTCCGTTACGCCCCAGGATTTCTTTAAACTTCTCGTCTACTCCTGCAGATCCTGGATCAATCGACAATGCCTGTAGCCCAAAATCCTCATACATGCTATACTCGCCTATTTTTACATCAAACATCTATCAATTCCTTCTTTCTGCCCTTGTCTGCGCATTTCCAAGATTCTTATCTACATAAGGTGTTATCTGTTTACCGACTGTTTTACCGTCAAGATCTACTGTTGTATGAATTTCTGCATTTACCTCTACAGGCTTATTATCCTGCACGATCACAACAGGTTTATAGCCCCCTGGTCCATTATAGTTTGGTGTATCCGGCTTTGGATATTCTACAGATTCAACCTTTTTACGCATTGCTGCTAAAGATGTATCGATTGCTCTTTCCATCTGTGCTGTTGCTTGTGGCATATATTTTCCAAATGCTGCACTCAAACCAAGTGGAAGATATTTTCCAACCTGATCCCTTACAACTCTTGAAGGGGACTTAATCTTTAACTTCTTTTTCATGCTTTTGACCAAGCTATTACACATAGAATTTACAGCTTTGGTCATTCCTTTTGTCTGGGATTGCATTCCTGAAATGAACCCTTTCATCGTATTCTGACCAATCTGATTTATTTTTTTACTCAGATCGTTTAATCTTCCTGTCAATTCAGTCTCATAAGTGTTCTCCAAATCATTAAGATCACTTTGAAAGAAATCATTTCCAAAAGATTCTGATCCGTTGTAAATCTCATTCCATTTATTTATGTAGTCTTTGTATTTATCTGGATCAAGTGACTGCAAATATTCCATATAATCATTTGCACTTGCGACATCCATTCCAAGAATCTGCTGCATAAGAGTGTCTGGGATTTTACCTTTTAATGCTTTGATACGATTCTGATAATTTTTGATCGCTTCTAAATCTCCATCCAGATCATATAATGATCCGGTACTTCTCAGTTTTGAGATCATGTCACTTCTTTGCTGGATCAATGAGTTATATTTTTCCTGATAAGCCGCAGATAACTCTTCTATCTCTTTTTCTGCTTGCGAAATGATCTGCTGCCCTTGCTGTTTAACTGCATTACTATAAGCTGTGATCATAGATTTTCCAAGCTGTGAATACGTATCTGCCACTGCTTTTTTCTTATCTTTAACTTGTTTTAACTGCTTTTCTAAAGATTTTGTGCTTTTTTTCTCTTTTTTAGCTTTCTTGATCTTTTTGTTTAGATCTTTTATTTTTTTATCATATTGATCCGTGTCCTTATTCTTTCCAGATTTGATCTCCTTGTTGATCAGATTCTTTCCAGCTGTTGTCGCTTTTGAAACTTGAGTATCTATTGCAGACGACAAACCGTCTGTAAATGTCTTTCCTATGTCTTCAAAGTTTCCTTTTTTGCTTGCGTTCTTTGCAGATGATACCGCTGTGTTACACAAGCTTTCCATCGTCTTTTTAAGATTCTTTTGCTCTGTATCAATTCCGGCTATAATACCAGTTACAATATGTTTTCCAACTTCTTTTTTGAATACTCTAGAAGGCGATTTGATTCCTAATGCTTTCTTAGCTGCACTTAAAGCACTACTTGCAAGTCCCTGCATTTTGCTTACCAGAGACCCGGCCATCGCGCCAATACCACCAATAATACCTTTTACGATGTTTGATCCAACACTTCCCCAGCTAATTCCTCTAAATGCAGTAACAGCACGCATTCCTAAGCTTTTTGCTGTACTTCCCATCTTTCCAGCTAAGCTTAATAATCCGGATGCTATCTTCCTTACTACTTTTGCACCTACATCTAGCCAATTTATTTTTGTAATGTTCTGCATTATCACTCTGGCAAGAATTTGAGCATTTAACGCTGCCTTGCTAACAAACATAGAAATTCCAGAAGCAATCTTGGATACTATGTTTCCTCCTGCACTAAGCCAATTGGTCGTTGTGATTTTCTTCCATAAGCTTTGCGTTAAATCACTAAATGCTTTTACTGCATTACCTTTTGCACTCACAATTCCATTTTTAAGATTTGCGATCATTGCCTTGCCAGCACTAAATAAATTTATATGAGTAAAAACATTTATAATCGCCAGAACGATCTGCGGTAAAGCAGCAATCAACTGCGGAATTGCCTGAACAATTCCAATAACAAGATTTGCAATGATTTTTACACCTGCAGCAATCAATTGCAGCAATCCTGTGTCTATTGCAGCACAGAATGAATTGATGATCTGTGGCACATACTCAATCAATAAAGGGATCGAATTAATCAGACCTTGTGCTAATGATGTAATCATCTGGATTCCAACAGTGATCAACTGTGGCAATGCAGAAATTAAGCCAAGGGCAAATTGAGCTAAGGCTTCAATTGCTTTAGGTATAAGTTCTGGTGCTGCTTGTGATATTGCGTTTCCTATCTGCGTTATGATCTGCACTCCATAACTGATCATCTGTGGCAATGCCTGCATGATTCCAGACCCAAGTGCAAGTATTGCCGTTCCTGCTGCAGTAATAAGTTGAGGTGATGCAGAGCTTATTGAACCTGCCAACGACATAATAACCTGACCACCTACAGATAAGAAATCAGGTATCCCTTCTGTTATACCTAAGAGAATACTGGTGATCATTTCGGCTCCAACCTGAACACCTTGTTGCATCTCGCTTTTCATATCATCCCATAATGTACTAAAAAGTTCCGGGATTGTAGCTGCCAAACGTGGAATGATCTCTCCAAGATTCTTTCCGATGTTCTCCATCATTACTGCTATGGAATCTGCAAGTTCTTCCGCTGATCCTGAACCATTTAAGAAATTATCATATGCAGCCTTTGCACTGTTCATTGATCCCTCGATTGTTGTTGCTGCTTCCTTAGATGTCGTTCCTGTAATACCTAACTCTTTTTGAATGATATGGATCGCATTATATACATCTGCAAGATTGTTGATATCATACTTAACACCTGATATCTTGGATGCATCCGCAAGCAATCTTTCCATTTCTGTCTTGGTTCCGCCATATCCAAGTTTTAAGTTATCCAACATTGTATAGTTCTGCTTCGCAAATCCCTGATAAGCGTTTTGGATATCCACCATATTGGTTCCCATCTTATTCGCATTATCAGACATATCAATCATAGCCATATCAGCTACTTTTGCCGCTTTATCAGTATTCTTGGCGCAGCTCTGTAATAACGATGCAGAGAAACTTGTTACATTCTGCATATACTCATTTGCGGACATTCCAGCAGTCTTATAAGCTTTGTTTGCATTAGCTATGACTGTTTTAGAACTTTTCTTAAATAAAGTTTCAACACCACCAACATTCTGTTCTAGTTTTGATACAGAATCTAATGATTGTTTTGTCATAGCACCCAAGGCAGCACCCACACCAGCAACTGCTCCTGCTGTTATAGCAAGACCTTTCTTCGCAGCACTGCTTATCTTGGACACTCCGGCATTAAATCCGGATTCGTCAATTTTTGTATCAAATTTTAAAGAGCCATCGTAACCCATGTATATTCTCCTTTCGAATATGCACGGCTCAATGGCTCACTTATGCACTAATTTTTAATTTTTATTTCTACCTCGTTCCCACATTTCTTACACTTCAAGAACACATTATTGCTTTGAGCTGTGTTGTCATAGATCAGTAAGTGTGCACCGCAATGTGGGCATGAGTACCATTTTCTTTCAAATGGGATCTCTTTTATCTTCATAATCATTAAAACATCATATTTCCAAAAGCATCTCCGATCTCCTCACTTGTGACCTCATAGTCAATGATCGCTATCTGCTTTTGAATCTTCCTGATCCTTTCTCTTTCTTCTTTATCTTTTATCTGGTTAAGATCAATACTTCTATAACCCATTCTTTTCTTTAGCTCACAATCTTCATTCATGCCATCAATCAGCATCTGGAACTTCCACCAGTGCATATATGGTATTTCTGTCAGATCGATACCATAACACTCCAAAAATCCGGATATGATATATGGTGCATCCTGATTGTATGAGATCACTTGGTTATGTTTCATATCTTCTTCGTTGTTATCTTCTTCCTCTGATACTTTCGTTTCCTTGTAATTTATTACAAAATCCGTCAGTGCTTGTAAACATTCCTCAAAATCAGAACCGGGATCATCAAGGAACCAACATGCAAGCAACTGCTTCTTCTCTGCTTCCTCAATATCTTCATCCTTTAGCAGATCCATGAGTTTTATATACTCACGAAAATCTGTTACAATTCTGACCTTCTTTCCATTTGCAATCACATAATCAGGAAACGGCTCGTATAAAGGATTCATCGGTTTTTACCACCGTTATATGTGTTAAAATTCTTTTTTCTTTTCTTCCTTCTCTGCTCCCTGTTTGGCATATATTTACCGCTTAACTGTAATCTTCTTTCATTTGCTTTTTTAACTGCTACCTGCATAAATCCAAGGAATGAATCCCAAACTTCATCACAGTTTCTCATATTTTTCTTTCCACTAAAGATTTTTTCTCCTGTACCTTCTCCGAAAATACGATCAAATGCATTGTAATAAATCTCGCAGTATCTCTTGATAAATTCTGGCATTTTTCCTGTCTTATCAATGTTTCTTCCATCTTCATCCATCTGTTCAAATGCTTTCATCGTTTTTTCAAACACGTCTGCATCTTCAAGATCTAACTCTAATTCAAGACCATTGATCTTCCAAATTCTTTCGTTCTTATCATTCTGGCTCATGGCTCAATCTCCTTTTTGTCTTCATCTTCTACTTCTGCTGCCTGTTCAACGACAGCTACATTAGGGTGTAGCTGTCTCGCTGAATGTACAAGTCTTTCCGTCTGCAGATACTTTCGCATATCCCTTTACGATATCATCCTTCACAGAAAAGCTTCCTGAATACTGTAATGCATCCGTTCCATCTCCAGAACTGTCTGGAAGAATGGAATATGTTCTCTTTCGTGCTACAAACTCATCATCTTTCGTTGTTTCTCCCTTATCGAACAAATCAACCACAACGATATCTCTCATTTCTCCGGTCAGTTCATCATCCTGAACTTTTGCAAGATCCGCAAGAACTGGATCATTTTTATGATGATCGAATCCATATTCTAAAGTTGTTCCGTATCCTGTTACGTCAGAATCCTGACTATCTTTGTCAACATAATGTCGTTCATATGTGATCGGGTTCTTTCCGTCTGTCAGTGTTGTAAAATGTTCCATTCTGTTATATGTGCTTACTTCTCCATCACTCACTGGAACACCATAGAACGCAACCCTCTGGCTACGTCTTACTAATTTAGCCTTTTCCATTTGTCTTATACCTCCTGTATATAAAGAAGGCGGCATTCTATACGATACTGGGCATGTTCACCCTCTGCATCATACAGATAGCCGCTGTTTAGTGTTTGTAATTCATATGGATGCTGTTTCTCATTTTTTAGTTCCGGCATCTCTCCTTTATCCGTCTGCTGCTCCATCCATTCCTCAAACGCCTGATAGAATCCACTGTTTTCAATATTGATCCTTGCATCTTCGTCATACTGCTCCTTGCTGGTAAAAGCAAATTGAAACTGTTTCTTTTTGCCACCATCAACGTATTTTTGCAACACAGGATCACATGGAAGTGGATCAACAGAATAACTCATATCTTCTGACAAGTGATCCACGTTTACTCTGTAGTTATCCAGAAACGGACAGGTTAATATGAACGATCGGATGGAATCAATGATATTAGCTTCCTGCATATTTTTGTGCTCCTTTCAGAATACTGTCTCTATGCCTGTTTTTCATACGTTCGAACCAACGTGACTTTTCTTTATGCTCGTAATACTGCCTGCGTGCATATGGCGTGATCTGGTTGATCTCTCCTGATCCGATCACTGTTCCCAGTGTCGCAGACTTGATCAAAGCACCTGACAGCCTCGGTGTCTCCGGATTCATCCTTCTGATACATTCTGAATCGACAAACTCCTGGGCTTCTCCAAAGCTTGCACTCTTTTGTCCAGAAAATCCATGATTCCATTCCATCTTAGCTGTCACGGATCCGTTTGCTGTTTTTGCTGTGTAAATACTGCCTCTTGGTGTTTTGATCACAATATTTCTTTTTTGTGCCATTTACACACCACCTACCTTTATGTGTGGATTTGCACCAAATGTGTTGTAATTTGCAGATGTGACTTTACAGCATTCTGTTCCTTTCAGGTCCTTAGCTGTTGTCATATCAATATCGCATATTCCTTTTACAAGATAATCATCTTTTTTTATGCTGATCGTTGTATCAGGTATTCTGATCACAAACGTATCTGCTCTTTTCAGTCCTTCGGATGTGATTGCAGACGATTCTGATTCATGCCACCATGCATCCTTGACATATGTTCTTTTCCAGATATCTAATCGCTTTTCACTGTCATATTGACGGCTATAGACTGTTACAGCACTGTTTGTTACCATTGCAAAACCTCACTTCTCTCGACAGCCATCCTGTTGGCAATAAATACATTTTTACTGCTTCATATGCTTTTTTCTGCATCAATTCCTCTAATGTCTGACCATCTGTCTGTTCATTCACATAGGTAACACTATAACCATCGGTTGATTCAGATTTAATCTGCATACCATTAGATTCCTGTTTCTTTCTGTAAGATGCATATACCTCTGCACCTGCACATACAGCATCTTTTATCATATCAAGATCTGATGCAAAGATATCTCCACGGATGTAGGTCAGATTACGAATATACGCTTCTGACCATCGTTCCGCTTTGATAAATTCTTCTTCTGGAAGTGATCCTGCATACTCTTCTTTGTAATATTGATAAGTTACATACATAGATCACACCTTCTTTCCTTTATTCTCCTACTTTCAGAATTGAGAATGGAC